ATGGACGTGAACACTTCCAAAAAATCAGTACTGCAAATTGGCAACACCATCATATGGGATGTTGACTTGGGTGAAGATGAAAATTGGCAACCTGAATTCCACGCAACAGTACTTTACGATGGCGACGACAAACCATATCGGGCTGCAATCACACGTCAATGGTGTGAGAAGTACGCCAATAAGATGGACTACACTACATTGCTACAGGCATTGAAAACATATGCAGATGAAAAGAAAAAACTTGAGGCAGTACGTTCATATCTGGCAAAGGTGCGGAAACGCTAACATTCTTGCTATGATGTAACCCCTGCCAGTACTGAACAATTGTGGGGTTTGTTATAGGGTTCAGTACTGGCAGAGGATGTGACAGTACTAATAACTGTCATTGCAATCCGATGCAGTACAATTGTACTTATACAAGCACAGCGAGAAATTACACTATCTGGCTATCAGTGCGACCAGGTGAACAGCATCAAGACTGAAACGAGCTGGTTCTCAAGCGAAACGACATCAAACGTCACATGCGATAAGGCATACCATTTTTTAGTACGTTACAAAGGCGGTAAGAGGGTTAGTGTTGAAGTTGATTCCATGTAAAAGTACTGCCAACTTTGAAAGCATTCATGCCAGTACTAAATCGTAACGGTGATTTGCTGGCATCGAATCGCATATTGCATATCAATGAGATAATTCTTAAAATATCAGCGACTTATTTTATGTACCAAACCAATTAAGGAAAAATAAATGAAGCTGGTAAAAGCGTTGGCAGTTCTTGCAGTAACGGTAGGGCTAACAGGATGTGCAGTAAGTTTACCATTCAATAACCGTCTCTCTTATCCTTCAGTCTCAGAAATGAAATCAGTTCATATCCAGGGTGAAAAACCAACACTTGCTATCGTATGGAATCCTGCTGATTTCCCACAACGTATTGATATACAAGGTGCAGATGGTTTTGTCGGTGGTGGTTCTCGTACACGCGTACCAACTGGGGTAGCATTGTCTTCACGTATTGAAGAAGCCGTGTCCACATTTGCTGATGTTAATCCTGCTGGGCAGAAATTAACCATTACAGTAATCGAAGCCCGTTCCGGTTTTGAATATTCAGCGGGTATGTTTAACATCACCCCGGCAATAGACGTTGGGTCGGTCACATTTAATGCAACGTTCAACCTGAACGGTCAAACCTGGTCTCAACAGTTCACCTCACATAAAAACGATCCTGTCATCGGCGGTACTAGCCAGACTGGAACACTTGAGAGTGCCTGGGATGACATAGCAGTACAGGTTGCAAAAAATATTGCTCAACATATTAACAAATAAAGCAATACATTAATCATGGGGTAAATACTCAAACATACATGAGTAATTTACCCTATGAGAACTTCAATACATCTTCCGCAGTACTGCCACACGGAACTCTATTTCGAGATAGTTCAGGAACTATTAGCAGTCATCGATACAGAACCACTAATCAAGCTAGACATGCAGTACGATGAATTAAACGAACTGCTACATATCTTCTTTAGCCATCCTGATCCAGCCCTAGAACAACAGCATATGATGCAAGGACTTGTACTGCTCTATTGTCCAGGTTATCACTGGCTCTGTTAAAACACCTGTACCACCTCATCTGATACATTCTCTTAAATTAAATTCATACTTTAGTACTTGTGCTTCAGGCTACAATACTGATAACGAAGCGTTGCAGTAACACGTTAGATAAAGTGTCCAAAGACTGATAGCAGGGTCTGCCCAGATGAAAAGTGCCAAACAGGTTATTCAAGAGATTGCTGCTGAATCAAGAACCTATGATTCAATGACTGATGAAGAGCTAAACGACAAAACGTGCAATGCGTTGAAATTGATTGGACAATTAGAAATGGCAACAGAGATTAGTGACGTACCTAACTCTATCGAGATTGGAAAGGCGTGTTGCTTACTCTTAACGATGTCTCATCAGTATTCAAATTATAGACATTGGGAAACTGTTGAAAATTTGTACAGTGATTTAACCCCGAATCAACTCGTTATTATAATGCCTTCAGTACTGGCATTACGTGATGACTATCTCAGAATTTATGGTTAATATTTGTACAGCTCTGTACGGTCTGCATCTAATAGACATAGCCTCTGATCTGTGATTTGATGTGCATCGTATAGAGCTGTACTTGAATAACTAGTAAATAAAGCCCACATCAGCAAACAAACTTGTAAATATCATTAAGACCAATCTAACCATAAAAACAATTAAATCAGGAATATAATGCAAAACGTACGGAATGTTACACGGGATATCGCAGATGACACACTTGAGTTTGAATCATTGTCTGCTGCTGACAGTATCCAGCTAACACACAACGCATTGGAACTAATTTCGAAGTTTGAACAAGGTTCGGAAGAAGCAACCGCTAAAGAATTGGGTAGGGCATGTTGCCTATTACTGACTGTTGCAGAAGACTTTATGAATGTTCAGTACTGGCAAACTGTAGAAGAATTATATTCTGGTGTTAACCATACGTACTATAAAGAAGAAGTTATAGCAATCCGTGATTACTATTTAGAATTCCTCTCAGAACAGCCTGTATCACTTCACAAACAACGCTAGAAATATTAACGCACGGACGCGTTTAATTCAGTACAGACGCATACAGAGCGATACAGAAGCATTAAAAGGTACTCCTGAGTGGGGCAGCCTCGGCAGTGTTCGGCAGCGAGTTCTTTTTTGCGTATGTGCGATTTTTGATCAACGAACCACACCACAAAATATGCAGTACTGAATCCGTTCGTCATTTAGATGTTCAGTAATGGCAAATGGGACACGTGCGGATCGTATTTCCTTAATAACTGAAAATCACGTGTCCCATTTTACTATCACCAGATGCAGTACTGAACCCTGATAAATATATTAACAACAGTCAGGGAAATATTATGTCCACCTCAATTTCAATCAGAAAGTTAGGCCGTGATTACGGCTATGAACACAGTACTGTACTGGCATGGCAGAAACGCGGGATGCCTACAGACACAGAAGAGAATGCACGTGCATGGATCGTAGACAACATTTTAACACCGCTACGTGATGGTGATGTACGAGACAAGATCGACCAGGCACGACTACGCAAAATGCAGGCAGAGGCAGATTTAGCCGAAGCAGAAGTAAAGTTAAAACTGGATCAACTAATCGAAGCCGATGAAGTTCATAGAGAACTTACCCAGTACTTTAAGACGTTGCGTGATTATATCCGCTCACTACCGAACAAAATTCAACACGAAGTATTCGAACAAGATTCAGTACTGAAAGTAAAAAGAGTATTGCAGGCCAGAATTGACGAAATGCTGAATGAAATCGGTGATATGAAATTCGAAGTACCAGAAGAGGACGAACAAGGCAAGGATGCCGGACAAAATGAACAAGACAATAACAGTACTGAAAAATGCAGTACCAATAATCAAACCTCCACAGAAGTTAAAGCCCAGTGAATGGGCTGAGACTCATTTAGTACTCCCTGATGGTGCAGCAGCCGGACAGAAGTTAAAGCTATATTCATTTCAGAAAGAAATGTTAGATATTATTGAGTCTGACCAGTACCGCAAAGTTGTTTATAAAACTAGTGCCCAGATTGCAAAAACTACACTACTCAATGCAGCACTGTTTTATTGGATGGGTACTGATTCGAGCAACATTGGTATTGCCCAGAGTTCATTGTCAGAATTAAAACAGTGGAAGTCAGCGAAGATTGATAAAACGATTGAAGCTGTACCAGTACTTAATGATTTAGTCACAGACAAGAACGACAAGACGAAAGCAAATAACCAACAGCAGACAGAACTAAAAGACGGTTCTTTCTTGTATTTCATGACTCTCGGATCTGCTAAAGCACTACGCGGTAAAACCCTCAAGCGAATCATACTTGATGAAGTATCTGCAATCGATCAGCACTCAGAAGAGGGGAACCCGATCCGCTTATCAGAGCAGAGGGCTACTGACTTCGGACAGGAAGCCAAAATCCTCATTTCAAGTACTCCTACATTTTCAGGCGATGCAATAGATGTTGAATATCAGAACTCAGACCAACGAGAATACTTTGTTAAGTGCATACACTGCCAGCATGAACACACGTTGAAATGGGAAAACGTAAAATTCGATTGGAAGAAGAACGGCAAGCGAGATATTCCAGATTCCAGTACTGCAAAATTACACTGCCCAAAATGTAATAATGAAATAACCGAATCTCAACGAATTAAAATGGTAGCTGGTGGACGTTGGATTGCCCAAAACCCATCTGTAACGGACACAGCAGGATTCTATATTAACCGCCTATACAGTCCTAATAGTACTATTCAGGCTATTGCAAAAGAGTTTGAACTAGCCTGGTTCGAGTACAACTACCAGTCATTTTACAATACAGTACTCGGACTTCATTACTCAGACCTTCAGGAAGAAATTGACGATCTAGCATTAGAGAACTTACGTGATGACTCATTCGATTTAAAGAATATACCAGATTCAGTACTGGGAATTGTCGTAGGTTGTGACCAGCAATTAGACCGACTTGAAGCAACTGTATTAGGTTTCAACGAAACAGAACTATTCGTTCTCGGACATCGTTATTTCTACAGTCCAAACTGTGAAATCAAAGGGGCAAAGGCTTATACCGACCTTGCGACATTCTGTAATCAACGTTTCAAAACAGTATCCGGGCGTGATTTGCCAGTACTGAAAGTAGCTGTTGACGGTGGTAACGGTAGAGCGATGCAGACGGTACACAGTTTCTGTCAGCAGTATAAGAAGTTCGAAATGATTAAAGGCAGCTCGAATACCAAAGGTGACTTGTTCAAACGCAGTACCTCAGAAGGCCGTCAGTTCTACATGCTGAACGTACACGAGGGTAAGACTTGGGTACGTAGCCTGCTAAACAACGCAGTAGCAGATAAAACGGATGCACCGTTAACCATACATTTTGCACACGATTTGCCTGATGACTATTTCGAACAGGTCACAGCAGAAAACCTAGAACGTTCGGGTAGTGGTGTTCGATGGAAGCAGATCACAGGCCGTCGTAATGAGGCACTTGATACGCTGGTCTACAGCCTCTGCATGATGAAACTGGCTCTGAGTAAACTAGGCGGTCAACCGTTCAAGAAACTGCGTGAATATCGCAGTAGCAAACGTACCGAAACTACCAGTACTGAACAATCACAACCCGTCAAACAACCTTCCGAACAAAACAATAAATACACTAAACCAAAAGCCAAAAGTATTGGTAAATCATGGTTCGGCTAAGGATAAATAAACATGAAAGATAAAATCTATATCGGTGAAGTACTTCACGAAGTACTACAGCCTAATACAACATTAAAAATCGGAAACAGTACTGATACGTTATTCACACACAACACAGAGAACGATACTGAAACGGTAACTATCGATTCCTCACAATGGAAGCCGGGTTATTACTCAGTCGTATATAACAACAATGGTGAGCTGAGTATACGTATTAGTACTGTAACCGTCATTGATCCAATGGCACAGACAGACCGATTAACAGAACTGCAATCACAGCTTGATGATATTAATAAAGTCATTACAGCACGTATTAACGGCGATACCAGTACTCTGACTATCAACAATAAAACACTGGTACATGAAGACCTGAATGCATTGATCAGTCTGAAAAACAGTATCACTAAACAGGTTAACGACCTGAAACGCAAACTAACTACAGGCAATAAAGGCTTTTTCAAAAGTACTATTCATTGCCGCTAATAACAGGAGATCACAAGGAATGTGGCCTTTCAATAAACGGCAGATTGAACCAGCAGTACTACCACAAGAAATACCAAAGCCTAAAGCAGTACAAGCCCGAAAATATCAACCTACCAGTACTGAATTCAAAACCCAAACCCGTTCATTAACTGGACTACCGACAAAGATTATCGGTAGTCACGGTACTGGTGTTCAGAACGTCAACATCAATGCAGTACTGAGACAGTCTCTAACATCGCTACGTGATGCAAGTCGTTCTCTGGTACTTCAAAACCCGTATGCACGTCGTTACGTATCACTAAGTTCTGGCACAGTGGCAGGGGCAGACGGTATCACCGTACGACCTTCACCAATTGGCCTCGATGGTCAAACCGATCCAGTACTGGCAGACCGTTTAGACAAGCTGTTTTACGAGTGGGCATCAGATGCAAACCGCTTTAGTACTGATGGTTCTCTGTCATTCGACATCTTTCAACAACTGGTAGAGCGTGCAAGAGCTACCGATGGTGAATGTTTTGTTCGATTGCATACAGACGGTGATGAACTACAGGTATCGATTATCGATGCTAGTCGTATTCCCAGTACTAAGAACGAGTTACTGAAAAATGGTTCGTACATCAGTAATGGGATAGAGCGTGATCAGCACGGTCGAGTACTGGCCTATCACGTAGCCGATATTAACCCATTGAATTACACGATTCAGACCAACAGTACTCAACGTGTACCAGCCAGTGAAGTACTGCATTATTTCATTCCAGAATTCCCAGGACAGGAACGAGGTTTCCCGGACTGTATTGCAGTAATGAAAACCCTGGAGGACTTCAATAGCTATAACGAAGCGGCAGTACTACAGAAGAAGATCGCAAGTTCGGCTATGGGGTTCATTACCAATAGCGATAATACACAGGATGAACTCTTAGACGGTGAACCAGACCAGCGTGAATACGTTGAACACTTTGAACCGGGCAGTATTAAAGAACTTGCACCAGGCCAACAGATTCAGACTCTGAACCCGCAGGCAGGTACTGACAAAATCACAGAGTTCAGTGATGCAGTACTTACGACAATTTCAACTGGCTTATCCGTACCAAAGTCGATGCTAACTGGCGACACACAAAACGCTAGTTTCAGTGCTGCGAAGATGGCAGACCGTATTAGTCGTGAAGGGTTTAAGACTCGTTCAAATCTCCTTATTTCTAAAGTGCTGAAACCTATCTACCGTGAGTTCATTAAGCGAATCATGGTTACTGAACTTAAAGAATTGAGTTTCACAAACTTTGAGAACATCGCTAACAGTACCTTCATCACTGTTAAACAGGTAAGCCTCGATCCAAATAAAGACGCACAGTACGAACAGACTCTATTACAGATGGGTGTTAAATCGAAGTCTCAAATTATACGTGATTTAGGCATGGAGCCACAGCACGTATTTGAAGAACTTAAACGAGAAGCGGAGATAAATAAAACAGAAACAATGAACAAGGACAGTTCAAATGAA